TTGTTTACAACTCTCTAATCTGTATTTACTCATACCGAACTATATCCTCGTATCTAGCAATTTCCGGGCGGATTAAAATTTCGAATCTGCCGTGCCTCAGATTAGGAATTGAATCTTTATCTCCGAGAAGTTTATTCTTACTGATGTTTAAGAATCTGATGTTTTCTTCAGTCTGGTCATGAGACTTTCCAATTCCAAGGATGAAGTCTGCTTCAGCTTGTTTCGCTGTAAGTGCGTTTGCCACATGATCCATAGTGAGGTAACGAACTCCTTCTGCTGAGCCTGAAGCTTGGCATACACCGATGGCAGCGTGATTTCCTTTAGCAAGTTCTCTAGCCCACTGGTAAATGCTTCCCAATCGTAAATCTTCTCGGTCATTATTAAATCCTTTAATCTTATCTATTTGGTCGTAGACCACTAACCCGGGGGTTTGACCCAAGACAACTTTTTCGACATCTTTTCGGTGGATGGTTGCACTATCGTAAAGTCTGAACCTTCCTTCTGTACGTACCAGGAATTCGTCTCTGAAACGTTTTGGGTTGGCAAAGAGTTGGTCTGTTGTAACTCCGAAGAAGGCTTGGTAGATTCGGAGCATAACTTTTGCTCCTTGTTCTTCGTTGTTGAACCATACCACGCTTCCATGTCCGCTTGATAAGAATCCAGTAACTTCTGAAGCGAGGAACGTAGTTTTACCAGTCTCAGGCCGTGCGAATATGAATCCGAAATCGCCTGGTCTAAGGCTGCCAAGCGACTTGTTAAGGCAGTCGAGACGCCATCTGTATCCTGTATCTGAGTATGCACTATCTATTAACTCCTGTAAATCGTGTGTGACTTCAACTAAACCTCCATGATCGACCGTGGTCTTTGTAGAATCCCACCCATCCATAAGACTCCGGAGTTCCGTGTCATCCTGAAGGCCTTGGGCAACACGGAACGACATCTCCGACAGCTGTAAAGCATCCTTCTTGCGCTTAACAGCCGATAGGATGGATGACCCTACATCCGCTGTTATTTGCAAGCTCCTAAGCTGTTTAAACAAGTTACCGTAAATAATCTTGTCAGCATCAGGATACTTCACATAGAAGTATGTCTCTACTTCATCTAGAGTAATATCCCCAGGATTATTATCCTGGAGATATATTAGAGCAAGGAATATATGACTTAACTCCCTATACGTTTCCTTGATATAGGTTAAATCAATTAAGTCTTTATATGTGTTGTAGGAGTCTTTAGGTAGGAGGAGTACAAGTAATGATTGTTCTGGTATAGAGATATTTAACTCCTATTAATACTTCACCCCGGTGGGGTGGGTGTTGTGTTTGTGTTGTATAGAACTAATATTGTAGCAGACTTTTCAAGGCTTGTCAAGGGTGTCGATCATGTCCGCTCCTGTGCGCCGGCACCAATGCCGTGGGCGCGCTCGATGGCACGGGCGAACTGTTCGGCCAGTCCGTAGATTCGCGGCGCGAATGGCGAATCGAACACCTTGCGATAGACGGAGCGCACTTCGTCATCCGTCAGCGGCTCAGGCGCTGCTGGTGGGGTGGCGTAGAGGGGTGCAAACGTGTACGGCTTCAGCGGATCAATGGGCCGCTTGTTGTAGCGCTCGCAAAAGCGCCTCGCGGTAGCCTCGTCTGGCTCAGATTCGTAGAAGCCTTGCGAATCGAAGATGCCCCACGCCACCGGCGGCGCTGCTGCGGTTTGACTCATTAAATCTCCTTGCTGGGCTGGAAGGCGGCTGCCGGCAGGAGGCCCTGGTCGCCTTCTTCATCAATGATGTGTACCCCTAACCCTTCCTGCGTATTTAAAACGCGCCAGCAGGCGTTTAAGTGCCTTCCTGCGTACCGGATAGCGGCATACAAGAACCCATCCTTGCAATTCTTCTGGTCATCATGCAGGACAATGCTAGTACGGCCTTGATTCAGGTCCAGATAAGCCACAGCCTTGGCTTGAACCGAGAAAGCGGCTGCCGAAATTAGCAGCGAAGCGATAATTTCTTTAAACATATTAATTCTCCAATTGAACTAGGGTTGTAAATGAAACAGGGAACAGAATAATCATCTCGTTGAAAATCTTTTCAGCAACGTCACGAGTTTCTTGCTGAGCATGAGAGTCAAGACGGAGTTTACATACACGAGCAAAAGCGGCTAATGAACCACTCCAGATCCACTCGGTCATTGTGTTCTGAGGTAGGATAATACGGGCCATTTCTGGAGCAACACCTGATTCTAGCATGTCATCATATGACAGTAAGGCATCCTGAGAAGTTCCTTTAGCTACATCCAACCAGAATTTGTTTGCCTCGGGAGTCCAATCTAAATTGGACGACCCTTGCTTTGCGTTTACCGGACGACCTCTCCACTCTTTAGGGAACCAGAACTCCGGCTCCTCGTCCACATATCGCCTAGACACTTCATTCCAAGATAGCCCGATCTGATGCTTTACAAGCTGTCGGGCTACAAATATCGGAGCTTTGATACGGAACGATGTAAACGCGTGGGCAAAGGGTGACCAATGATTATGTTTAGAAAAGTAATTAATTAATTTAGTTTTGGTTGTACAATTTTTTTGCTTCAACATGCAAAGAGAGTCTAATTCTAGAAGCAAGTAGAGCGTGATAGTTGTTAATGCGTCAAAATCGAATAGGAAAACGTCTCGGATAATGTATCAAATACCGATGCGCATAGCCTTCTTCTTGTTCTTCGCGAACACTGTTCACATGACCGTGATACCCATCAGATGAACCATCATTGACATGAACATTGTCCCCGACCTTGAAAACAGGCGGCGCGTTCTTCCGTTTCTCCCACGACTTCTTGACGCCTTCACTCGTGCCAGCTGCCTGCAACACTTCACCAACCAGCGTGCCCATGAATTTGCTCCGCAGAACGCTCCGGGCTTCCGTGGTGCGCTTTTCCGCCTTGGCGAGGATGTCCGCGGCCTTCACAACTTCCAGCGCGCTGGCGGGCGCGCTGGCGAAAATGCTTTCCGCCCGGCCCGCGTGGTCTTCCGCCTTCGATGCGTGGTCTTCCGCGCCTTTGGAATCACCTGCCTTATGCGCCTCCGCCGCCTGCTCGTAAGCTTCAGCCGCCTGCTCATGACGATTGGACGCGGCCGCATGGTCTGATTCCGCGCCATAGTTCTCCTTTTCGCCGTGCTGACTGGAAAGCGTGTCGTGATGCTCTGACAGGTTCCAATGCTTCTTGGCCATGCCGGAATAATGCTCGTCCATCGTCTTGATGTTCAAATTGCCCGCCGCGACTTTCACCGCGTGTTCGTGTTCTTCCCAGCAAACCGAATTGCGATCCGAGCCGCTGTTCGTGATCATCAGCAGCAGCGGTTGCCGCCGAAACTTAAACCCGCGCTCCAGCATTTCCATAACGCCGCGATCCGGGTGTTCGTGTACCTCGTCGCACAGCGCCATATGCGGGCGCGGGCCTGAACCTGTCCGCTTGGCTTCCCGGCTGATCGGGCGAAAGAATGAACCCTTGGCCAAATAGGCCAGATTGTATTCGCGCCCAACGCCGCCACTGGCCTTGATCCTGCCTGCCAGATCGGGAGACTTGCCCACCATCTTGACGGCATCGCGGAACAGAATGCCCGCCTGATCCTTGGTCGCCCCAGCCGCGTAAATCTCCGCGCCAGATTCGCCGTCAGCCATCAGCCCGTAAAGCCCGATGCCACCAGCAAGCGGCGACTTCCCGTTGCCCTTGCCCTGCTCGATATATGCCCGCCGGAACCGCCGCACCCAGCCGAAATCATTGCTCAGTTTCTGCCAACCGAACAGCGACCCGATGATAAACGCCTGCGCCGGATGCGCCTGGAATGCGCGCCCTTCAAACTGGCCCTCGGATAGTTTCAGTTTGCCTTCGAAAAACCGCAGCGCCCGCGCCGCCAGTGCCTCGTCATATTTCAGCCCGCGCGCCGTGCCGTTTTGCAGGTCGTCCATGTGGCGCTGGCAGGCATTCCTTACGTGCGGGCCTGCGACAATCTCCCCGGCGATCACTGCCAGCGCGTATGCTGTGGCGCGGTCAGTCGAAGAACTCGTCCTTTTCATAACTGCCATCAGTGTCCACCTCGACGCGGCTTCTGCTGGCCGGGGTGAACCCCATCTCAGACGCTGCTTTAAGCATAATCATCGCCTGCTTGTTTACGATTGCCAGATAGGGCGATTGCACTGGCATTCCGTTCGGAGTCTTGATCAACAGCGCGCCGCTGTTCAGTTTTTCCGCAGCTTGGCGATGTAAGTCCTGCGCGATGACGAATGTCACCAGCGCCGACTGGTCTATCAGTTTGAGCAACCCATAAGGCGCATGCTCGATGATGTAGTCCCAGCCCTTGCGCTGATCGTCCGTGAGAATTGCGGGCGCTGCGCAAAGATTGCCGCGCGGCTGCGGCTCCTTCTTGTTCAGTGGGCGCTTGCCGGGATTCCCTGTGACCAACTTCAGAGCCGTTGGG